TTACTACGAAGACTTACTTCACGATTCTTTGTTGTCAATGTTTGGAAGTAAACACATCGAGAATCTAATCGACACAGGCGACTTTGAGTTCTATCTTATCCGTGTAATGTATCTCGCGGTTAACTCACCAACATCACCTTTCTACAAACAAACAATCGCGTGGAACAGGAATCGTCGCGACTTCAAAGAGTACGCTCACGAAGTCGATAAGACGTGGTTAGGCGCAAGAATGACAAACGAACAACTGGATATCCTTATAAGTCGGCTGAGTGAGTTTGAACGCTTAATCTTTCAAGAATATATCTTTGAGGGGTTCACGTACCGGGAACTCTCAAAACAGACAGGTATCCCGATGCCATTCCTTTACCGCACAATAGACAATATCAAACAAAAAATAAGAGCAAATGTTATTCGCAAAAAGTAATGAGTACAAAAGACGACTTGAAATTTGTCGCACCTGTAAATTCTTCGAAGCATCGACGCAAAGCTGTGGTCCATTGATCGTTGGCGAAGAAGTTGAAACCGAAGTCCTATTCCGTCGAAAGTCGATTAAACTTTGCGGTTGTGTTATGCCTATCAAAGCAAAACTTGCCTTCGCATCTTGTCCTGCATCTAAATGGGACGGTGTTCTTTCAATGGAAGAACAAATCGAGTTCAAACGTTTTCTTCTCGATATGAAGGCTCAAGGACGTTTGGAACAGAAAGATATGCTGAAGTTCTATTCGTTCAAAGATAAAGCCACAGGAGCGTTCAACGAGCGTTCAACGTGTCCGCCTTGCGTAAAGAAAGATATCAATACGTTTCTTGAATCAATGAAGGATGTTGAAATAGGTGAATAACTAATTGACGCAACGAAGCAAGTTTTAATTATTTTTGTTGTGTCAAATGGTAAAAGTATTAACCCTCTTTTGTTTCCGTTTGACGACAAGAAACAATTGGGGGTTATTTTTTTGAACTAAATGAAACAAACTGGATAAGAACACAAACCACCTTCGTAAGTCACAGCGAAGTAACCAATGACTACACTTGCAATACATCAATGCTTGGATCGTGCAACTGCTCTTTTAAGAGCGAGAGTAATCTTTTTGGGGGACTTTTTCTTTTGTTCTTTCTTTATAGTGCTTACACGTTTTCTTTGTTCTTTTCTTTTCTTTGCACATTTAAGACATACTAATAAATAATTTATGTATACATTCGTTTTATCTGAAAGAGTATTAACTGACAATGTCCTATTGATTCCAGATGATTGTCAATTTAAAGGAAATTATATTGCTATTGTTAAAGAATACTCTTACGCTACATCAAGAAGTGATAAAGAAAAAATTACACGTTTTATAAAAAAGTCTTCACTTTATAAATTTTTAAGAAAAAACTATCCAGAATTTGATGTGTTTGATGTTCCCTTACTGAATAATTATGAATAAGAAAGATTTAATTTATAGTGACCAACAAACAATTTTTGGTTCAAAAGAAATAATTGGTTTTGGTTCATCTGACTTTTATGTTAAGGAAATACCTAAACAAATAAGTAAAGAACTAATAATCAAAAATCATTATAGCAAGAAAGTTTGTAACGACGCTACAACTCACATTCATTTAGGTTGTTACATCAATGGTGAATTACTTGGTGTTTTGCAATATGGTTATGCAATGAATCCTCAAAGTATGGGTTCTGTTGTTGCTGAAACAAAACTAAATGAATATAAAGAATTAAACCGAATGTGGTTTGATGATAAAGCGGAAAGGAATACAGAAAGCAAAGCAATAAGTTATTCTATTAAATATATTCGTAGTAAGTTTAAGACGGTTAAATGGATTCAGTCTTTTGCCGACGAGCGTTGTGGTGGTTTAGGTATTGTTTATCAAGCGGCAAATTTCAAATTTTATGGCGAACACACAAACATTATGTGGGAATTTGAAAATGAAATCTTTCACAATTCAATTGTTACAAATAACAACAGAGGTAAAAAAGCGGAACTGGAGGCGAAAAATTGGAAAGAAAAAGCAAAGAAATTTGAGTTAAGACAATTTAGATACATTTATTTTTTAGATCAAAAAAGCATTAAAAATTGTTTGCTTAAAGAAAAGCCATACCCAAAACATTACAATCAATGATTATCATTCCCGCTCAACTCGAAGCAGTAACAACAAGAAAGGACAAGACTTTAAAACTAACATTTGGAACGAATGAACTTTCACCTGCTCAAGCGTCAGAACTATTTACAATTGCTAATCAATTCGGTTATCTTGCCTTCAAAGACGAGGACTTTAAGCGCGAAGAATTAGACGCAGTAGAAAGTCTCAAGTCTGAGTTAGAAGATACGCTTAAGAAGCCATCACAACGTTTGCGTGGTGTTCTATTCAGACTATTTGAACAAGACAACGACGGGTTCAAAACATTCTCGAAATACTACGATTCGAAAATGGAGCAACTTATTAACCACTACAAAAGTAAATTGGGCTAATTATTATATTTACATTTTAGCTGTTGTTAGCAGGTCAAAAACAGGAAAAAAAATGAAATTTGAGAAAGGCAAAAGCGGTAATCCAAAAGGACGTCCAGAAGGTTCAGTAAATAAGAAGACTGAAATGTGGCATCAATTAGGTGAGTACGTTGTGACGCAAGGAGCGGAGAGGGCAATGACTGTCCTTCACGCTATGGACGACGAAGACTATTTGCACTACTATCTCACAATGCTCGAATACTTCAAACCTAAACAAGCGAGAACCGTTCACGCAGGTGACAGCGAAGCACCAGTACAAATAATCATCAACGACAAATTATAACAACCAATTCGACAAATTACCGAATGAGTACCGCAACATTGACATTTGACCTTACCGACTTCGACGATCGTTTCGAATACACACGAATGATTAAAGCTCTCGATATGGCAATGATGCTTTGGGAGTTACAGATGAACGGATACAGGAAGTTCACCAAGTACAACGACAGGCAAGATGATGCGTATCAAGAAGGAATTGAGGAAGTGTTTGAATACATACGCGGACTAATGCGAGAACATAACATCGAAGTTGAACAATTGATTGTATGAACGAAGCGTTAGACTGGATGTTTGAAGAGTTGTGGAACACACCGAAGGACAAGTTCGAGTGGAACGCTATCTTAAAGAAAGCAAAGGAGATGATGGAAAATAATCGACAGAAAGATTCTTTTAGTGGAAAATAAACAACACTTTAATGTGATTTTGTCGTAAGTATAGTAGATTTTTGCGACAAACAACGAAGAAATAACAATACAATAAGGAATGAGCGAAAACAAATTAAATTTCTTGAAATCACAAATACGCGCTTTCAATCCAGAGTGGACGAAAGAGCAGATTGAAATGGAAGCAATACGCATATACAACGAAGCAAACACTATCGACGACGACGACGAAGGGTGTTTGTATTGTGGATCGTAAAACTTTCCCAATCTTCCCAATCTTCCCAAAAACAAATAATATGAGCATAAAAGTAAGTATACCCGCTGACTATTCTTCAATCAGCGTCAAGCAATACGTTGACTATCACAACGCGAAAAGCGACATTGAGCGTTTAGTTTCAATCAGCAACCTAACGAAAGAACAGGCGGAGCAGATACCTTTCCAACACTTGCCGACTTTAGTCCAAGCGTTTGAAGGAACGTTGTTGAATGAGTCAGCAAAATTCTTTGAGACTATCACGATCAAAGACAAGGACTTTGGTTTTATCCCAGACTTGTATTCTATCTCAATGGGTGAGTATGCTGACATCTCAACGTGGGCTTCGGACGTGTCTACGAATATGGTGAAGATAATGGGAACGCTTTACCGACCAATAGACAAACGCGTAGGAACAAAGTACACAATCATACCTCACAGCAAACAAAATAGAGAACTTGTTGAAGGCTACGTCGAGCAAATGACGCTTGAACAATTCAACGGTGCGATGCTTTTTTTTTCGACTTTGCTCAACGAACTAAGCAACACTTCGCTCGATTATTTGGAGATAGAGGTGAAGAAGTTGACGGAGGAGTTGACGGAGCAATTGAAGACAGAGACAACCTAAACCAAGTGCTTGGTCGCTACGGTTGGTATCATCTTTTCATGGAAGCCTGCGGACGTGACATAACTAAATTGGACGCAATTACGGAAAAAAGCGCGTGGGAGATATTTACATTTATGACTTACCTAATAGATTACAATTATGTCGAACGTACAAAGCTACAACGCGCTCATAGATAGATTCCACGCATTCGCGTCTGGACACTTTATATTAAAGAGATTTTCTCACGGACAGATTGAGGTTTCAGACCTTGAAAAGTTTGGTGAATATCCATTCATGCACGTCATACCTTCGAACGTGACTTATTCGCAGGGAATGAAGACGTTCAGTTTTCAGATTGTCCTTGCCGACTTACCACGCGACAAAGAAGACAAGAGCGAATACCAACGCGAAGCGTTATCAGACCTTCAACGAATAGCAGAAGATTTGATT